CCGTGTACAGATAAGTCGAGAACACATCCTCAATGTAAACAGGTTCCTCGCTTCCACCAACAGTAAGGCCAAACCCTTGAGCAGACCCTGCACCTTTCGTCTCAAGCAAGGGCATTATGCAAACCTCGTCTGAGATGCCAGCACTGTGAATGTCGCTGCACCCGTCTTAATAATCGTGTAAATGTAGGCATCAATACCTGACGCATTACCCGCAGCAGGAGCAGTGCCGCCTTGCCACTTGGGAGTCACACTAGAGCCATCTACCTGCACAGCACTGTTGTAGTAAGCCGTAGCACCTTGAGTGACGAGGAAGGCTGCTGTTACTGACTGACCTGTTGCCATAGCCGTGTTCAAGCTTGTACCGCTTGATGCTCTAAAGTTAACAGTCCAGTTCGCTGATGCGTTGCGTGTGTAGTACAGGACAGACTGCGTAGTAACGTCATAGGCAATCGTACCCGTGGCCGCTGTCGCAGACACTGTAGCTACTTCTGCTGCATTGGTTAGTACCCCTGCAAGAGTGCTAGTTGTGCCACTAAAGGTTTGTGTAGCTGTAAAAGTCGTAGCCGTTGCGGGTGCAACAAAGTCTGTTCCAGCAGTCGCAGCAGTAAACGCACCTGTGCCGTTGCCCTTGAGAACTCCTGTCAGCGTTGTTGCGCCTGTGCCTCCGTTAGCAACTGGTAGAGTGCCTGTTACTTGGCTTCCTAAAGCAATCGTTGTAGCTACAGGTGCTACAGCTTGCCAAGCAGTGCCGTTGTATACACGTACTTCATTAGATGCTGTATTAAAGTACAAAGCACCTGTCAACAAAGCATTACCATCGTTGTCTAACGTAGGGTTACTAGCTTTCTCACCCAAGTACCTATCATCAAACGAGTCAAAGCTTGCAGCAGCGGATGTTGCAGAGCTTGACGCAGCAGAGGCACTAGAGGACGCTGCACTAGCACTGGAAGAAGCAGCAGAGGCACTAGAGGAGGCAGCAGAGGCACTAGAGGCGGCAGCGGCAGCAGAGGTGGCAGCGGATGTAGCACTACCCAATATACCGTCTACATAAACCTTTGTAGCTGCGTCTTGATTACTTGTAGGATCACCAACACCTGTGATCTTGTTTGTACCCATTGCAATAGCACCAGACATTGTACCACCTGCAAGAGGTAGCATAGTGTCTGCATAGGCTTTGGTAGCAGCGTCAGTGTTTGCTGTTGGCGTACCTAGCCCTGTAATCTTGTTAGTTCCCATAGCAATAGCACCAGTCATTGTGCCACCGGCTAATGCTAGTTTAGTTGCTAGAGAGTTTGTTACTGTTGTTGCAAAGTTAGGATCATCACCCAAGGCTGCTGCAAGCTCATTGAGCGTGTCTAATGCACCTGGAGCTGAGTCTAGTAATCCACTTACTTGTGTGTCTACATAACCTTTGGTAGCTGCATCTGTTGATGATACAGGCGCACCTAAGTCAGACAACACAGCAGCGTTAAAGTCTACTGTACCGTTAATGACAAGGTTATTTAATGTTGTTGTACCACTACTTGCTGTGACATTACCTGTTAGATTACCAGTAACATTACCAGTAACATTACCTGTGACGTTACCTGTGACGTTACCTGTCAAGTCCCCTGCAAAGTTAGTGGTTGCAGTGACAATAGAGCCTCTAACAGTTGATGCTGTTGTAGCACCTATAGGCACACCATTAACACTACCACCTGTAATGACAGCATTACTAGAAGTAACATTACCACTAACTGTACCGCTAGAAGTGATATTACCTGTGGTGATAGATGATGGATTAGTACCTAGCTCAACAACAGTGTTGCTGGCATTCTCAGTGAACAATCGTCTGTCGGTTACGTTGACAGCTAATTCGCCTTGAACAAGGTCTGCATTAGAGGGTATTGCAGAAGCGGTTGAACTATTCTTGGTTATAATACGAGTAGACATGCTAAACCCTTTATGCTGCGTTGAGTGTTAGGGAGAGGCTGCGTTAACAACCCCTCCCTAGTTATCTTAGCCGTTTACAACTAAGACAAAACCACTATCAGGACGGTAGGTTTTAACACCATACAGAGTGTCAGCAGTGTACAGGTTACCCAAGAACTCTTGCTTGTACTGAGTCTGTGAACGAATACCAAGCTGCTCTGCCAGGATGAAGGTGTCTTTGTGGAACAGCATAGCTGCTCGCAGTTGACCACCGACACTGTTGTCATCGTCAGTTTCTACAATAGGGCAGTTGCTGGTAACGTATACGTCAATGCCGTACAAGTTGCCAATCAAACCGTTGTTAACTGTTTTACCAGCAACAAAGTCTGTAGATACATAACGATCAATACCCATAATGGCATTACGCAGTGACGGAGGAATAACAAAACAACGGTTATCCATCGGTACATCTGCATCATCCTGCTTCTGAATCAAACCACGAAGAGCTGCATCAGTGAATACATCTGCTGCAACAACTGTGTCTGCTGCATAGGCTGTAAGACCTGTAGAAGCATCGTTGTAGAAAGAAGCATTGTGAACAAACGTAGTAGTGCCATTACCCAACGTCTTACCAAGAGCAAGCAAGTCTGTGTCAATCTGACGAGCCAGAGCATAACCTGCATCAGAAGTGTAGAATCGGCGCAGTGATGCCAACGCTTGCACTTCTGTCAAATCCTCAATCATACGAGAATATTCAAAGTGCTTGTCGATGACAACAGCTACGTTACCTTCTGTTTCCTGCTGCACTGTAACAGCAGTGTTGATAGCTTTAGCTGTAGCTACACCACGGATAGGAGCAGGGATATTGATGGTATCGCCTTTCTTACCCTTCATTGTCAGCTTTTTAACAAGCGGAGCCATAACGAGATTCTTCTCATAGGCTGCGCGTACCTCGTCACTCCACAATTCAGGAATAAACGTAGCTGCACTAGTGTTGTCTACAAAACCGCCAGTAGCGGGATAAACTGAAGTTGCCATTTGTAAATCTCCTAAAGGACTTAGCCTTTAACTCGACCCTCGGCATAGGCTCTTATAATTTCATTAGAAAGAGCTTCATAGCGGTTTGGGTCGTCACGCATTAGTTTAATAATGTCAACGCGCCGATACACTTTACGACTGTTAGAGTCCACATTTCCATTAGAACTGCCGGTAGCGGCTGCTTTAACTTGTTGTGTACGCTTATCTTTCTCAGCACTCACTGTTTGGTTTACTACTTGAGTCCTCTCCTTCCAGAGAGTAAACAATTCGTCAGCAGCTTCATGGTCAAATGCCTTGTCAGCTTGCTCATATAATCGCCTACGTATATTCGATCCTTGTATCCACTCATTGAACTTTGGATTGTTGAGAATATCACTCATGTCTGGGTGCTTTTTCTGCAACGCATTCACAGCTACACTGCGTGTCATTTGTTTATTCAGGTCTTCAGCCTGCTTTAAACGGGGATCGTTATCCAGTAGGGCTTTAACAGCCTCGCTAGGATTCGTAAAGAAATCAACTTCATCAACTGGTTTTTTCTTATCTTTCTTGAGTTCTGTTTGTGAGACTACAAAATCATCAACGATCTTGCGTAGTTCTCCAATCTCAGAGCTATGCCTACCAGCGAGCTTTTCAGCTTCTTGGTGCATCCGTACAATGTCTTTAACACTCTTGTTTTTGTACTTCTCAGGAATGTCATCGACTTCTTGTTGTTGTTGTTCTTGTTGTACTTCTTGCTCTGGTTCTTGGTCTACGTTGCCTTCTAAACGCTCTTCTTCATCAAGCAAAAATGCTGCCATTACTAAACTCCGTGCTTTTACATTGTGGAGATATACAGAAGTTGTGCTATTGTGCGCTTCTGCGTTCTTTATTAATCTTCCTTTCTCGATCTCTAGCCCACTTCATTGTAGCCCCTGGGAAACTACCAGAGATGGGGTCAAGCATGTTACGAACAGGTGAGATTATTCTTACAGCAGCTTCTTCACAAACTCTACAATCCATCTCTCGGCACTCTGAATCTACAAAGGCTTCAAAGGTGTGATTAGCAGAACATTGAAAGTCGAAGATTCTACGCATTGGTGTCTCCGATAAACAACTGCTCTGAAGCTGCTTTAATACTTAGTTCTAGGTTTAAGAATGTACGAATAATGTTTAACTGACCTTTACGAAAGTTTAAATCATCAGCATTCTTAGTGTACTCTACAGAGTTTATGTTATCTACTTGAGTTTCTAACTCTGCACAAAAGGCTTTGTAGCCTGCCGTGTTACACATCTCTTTGATATCACCGTAGAATTGTTCCAGGTCATTATCAATCATCTGCATCACCTCTGTTAATTACTTATTTTTAGTCTTTTTCTTCTTGCCTTTGCCGTACATCATATGTGTTCTCCTTATACTAGGCTAGAGTATAGCATACTTTTGTGTTTTTTGTCAAGTATTTTCTTGACTTTCTTTCTTTGATGTGCTACTAGCTTTCTTAGTAACACCTGCCAGCTCCTTTAGAATTTTAATTTCTTCCCTAATCTCTCGCAGTTCTTGATAGACCGCTGCAAAGCCTGTGTTAGTCTCTACAGCCATCTTAGTTATATCCGCTTTACTCACAAACATCATCGTCCTCCTTTGCCTTTCTCGGCTATGGCTAAACGTGCAATCTCTACACGCTGTTTAAAGTTACGTTCATCATCTGAGTCTAACTCACCGATAGTCTTGATTTGTTCTGTCTCAAGCTTAACGGGTACTGCCTTTGTTTCAGCATCATACTTCTTAGCCCTTGCTAGGAACTCTTCAGCTTGACCATTCAAGACACTAATCTGAGCTTCTTGTAGAGCCTTCTGCAATACCTGAGCTTCCTGTGCTGCTTGCTGTTCAGCTTGCTGCTGCTCTGGTGACTTCTGACCAGCCTGCTGAATCAATGCTACCATCTCTTCTCTGTTGGATAGGTTCATGTTCTCCACTACAGCCTGTATCAATGTGCTGTACAACGGAGATTCTTGAGACATGGTTTGCAACAGTTGAATAAGCTGAGACACTTCATACTCTCTAGCAATAATACCGAGAGAGCTGACAACATTAAACTTGTAGTCTTTGACAGGGTAGTGTTCAGGATCAAACTGCATGTAACGGTGTGCGGCTTTAGTAACAAAGGGTATTAAGAAGCTCTCTTGGAAGTTAATTAACGTGCGCTTTTGTCGCTTAATGATGGCTCCCAAACTCATTGAGATGCCTGCTGCTGTTGCTTCCCCGTTAATACTACCTGCGATACCTGCTGAGTCAATAGCCCCTGTAGCGGTCTGTACCATGCGCTGTAGAGCCTCTGCCTGAGCAAAGGTAATCTGACTTACTTGACCAAAGTTAAACGGATAGAAGATTTCATCAGGACGACCGTTGGTAAGGATGATCTTGCCAGGGCTAATCTCTGGTTTAAAGCCCCTTGGCATCCTCGTAGCGTCCATTCCCATCATAGGGTGTACTGTGAGTGCCAGTGCATCAATACGCGCCCTCAGCTCTGCGTCAAGTGCCTTC